AGCTCTGCATAGCGTTTGTTCTCTTCAATGAATTTGCTGACCAGAAGAAAGTCATGTTCTTGAAGTGGACGGAACGCATAGTCAAGTGGTGGAGTCTTGCCCTGCCCAGGTCTTCCTATCAGGATGACATACAGGGCTGGGCAACTCTTCCATGAGCCACGGATGCGAATGTGACAGCTGTTACCGATAGCTGTAGCAGCAGCCGACAGCATACTCATAGTCAGATACTCCAGATCGAACTGCTCTATGCGAGCCACCTCAAAGATGATGTCCTGCAGCTTCTGCGGGAAAGCATCAAGGGGAAGACCGATGCGTTTAACGTCTTCGGCTTCCATTCGCACTTTGTTGGTGAGTTCTAGCACATTCACACACACCTCGCTTTCCGTTTAGAATTGACAAACGCTTGTGCCTCCTTCTCCAAATCCCCCATAGACTTCCGCTTGCCATTGCGAAGCCATTCGTCTATTTCTGATTTGCGGAATACAATACTTTTCCCTTTCTTATGATAAGGGATAAAGTGAGTGCTTGTCCAGCCATATACCGTTTGTTCGGCTGGATGATTGGGAAGATAATTACAAAGGTCTTTCAGATTCAGCCATGCGTCGGCATCCTCTCTCGGAACTGATTGCAGAGCATCAATCTTGCGTTCCATGACCTCCAATCTTTGGGCGATGTCTGCCAAGATCTTTGGCATAGCATCAAATGAATAAGTTATTTCAGCCATATCAATATGGTTTTTAAGATTGGCTGCCGTCAATATGAAAACAGCCACTTTCGAGTGAAAGCGACTGCAAAAGTATCGGTGCTTTGAATGGTGGATTTGTGGTGGAATGATTCACCATCCTATCACCACGAGAGTTCTGTCAAATTCATCCTAACAGACTGAAAATCAAACGTGTTAAATAACTTTAAAGGGAAAATATTTTTGAATGGTGAAAGCATGGTGGGACGATGGTGGGGCATTTCCACCATCGTTTCACCATCAAAATAGGGTGTTGGACACAAAAAAGGGACAAGATTCTTGAGATGTCAAGAGTCTTGTCCCTAATATGAAGGAGGCAGATTTACCTCAATTATTGAAATCTACATTCAGTTTTATGGTGTCAGCAGCCTGTTCTTTCTTCTCGTCAACCACCTTTGCATAAACTTGTGTTGTGCGAACATTTGTATGACCTAACATTTTGCTGACAGTATAGAGGTCTGTGCCACTGGTCAACTGGAGCGTAGCGTATGTATGGCGGAAGCAGTGGAAGGTGATATGCTTCTTGATGCCAGCAGCTTTTATCCAACGTTCAACTGGTTTTGAAATCCATGAGGGCTGTGGAAGTCCACCGAAAACGAGTTCATCAGGATGCCCTGGCTCTCCACAAAGTTGATATGCCTGGTCGGATATTGGCATGTATTCCACACCTTTCGTCTTGCGTTGAGTGAAATTGATGCGATAGTGTTCGCCTTCTTTAGTAATCTCTTGCCAGGTCATCTTCATGATGTCACTATGCCTAAGGCCTGTAAGTGCAGAGAACAAGGCAGCTTTCTTGATAATTGGATTACTACATGGTGTTGCAGCCAGTTGGTTAAGTTCTTCCATTGTCAGATGCTCGCGTCTGCTTTCCCGTCCCTGAATGCCTTTGACCTTGGCAGCAATGTCAACCGTAAAGTAACCATCGATAAAAGCCTGCTTCAAGGCAGTCTTAAAGATGCCGAAATACGATGAAGCCGTGTTTTGGGAAATTGTTCCTTTCTTTCCTGCACCCTTGGGAGCCACCAAAAGGAATTGCCTAACTTTCTCTATCATTTGTAGATTGATAGAGCCGAACAGTAACGGCTGGTTATCGGCAAATAGCTTCAATAATTCATATACACGGAACCAAGTATTATAAACACTATCTGCATTATTGGTATTACGAGTGTACGCCAACTTTTTGAAGTAAGCGATGAAATCACATCTTGATTTCTCCACTTGTTCTGCCATTGCTGCATCGGCATCAGAATAGAGGTCTTTGGTGTCGTATTCCTTTTGGCGAATGGCTCTGATGCGGTCTGCGTAGAGACAATTCTCCTGGTCTAACTCTGACTTGCAGAGAATTATACCATTCAAATCACGCTTAGGCTTATAGGTTACTTTCCCATCTGAGCCAGTCCGAGCTGTTCGCGACTTGTCCCAGATAGGTGTTTTAATAGAACGGTTGATGTACTCTCTCACTCGCTGTGGCTTATCCTTTCCCTCCACTTGAACAGGATAAGCTTCCAGATAGAGGTACCATTCATCATAATAATCTGACTTGCGCAACCTGACCGTTACGCGGGTATTAGTAAATGATTTCTTCATGGCTTGCCTGATTTGTAAAGGTTATCAATGTCTTCTTTGGGCGCATACACATAGTTCCCAATCTGACGGATGGGGATGGAGTACTTACGAATATGAAGATAAACAGTACTGTCGTTCACATGGTATTTCTCAGAGATTTCACCAATTGTATAACAATTCTCTGGCTCCATGTTGTAAAGCTTTGGCAAGGGTTTGAAGGTGTTGTCAAGTACATACTCTCTACCGCCAAACATATTCTCCAAGTCAGACTTTTTTATCCGGATAAGGCGTTTCCCCAAATTCACACATGGAATTGTCCCTTTGCGGATGAGACGATAAATAGTGTCCTTGCTAACAGAAAACATGGCAACAGCCTCTTGAACGCTGATGTAATCTCTGGAATCTGGGATATTGGCAACCAACTCTTCAAGTTTCGCCAACTTTTCAATCTCTGCTTTTTTCTTCTTGCTTGCAATCTCACTACACTTCTTTGAGCAAAACCTAGACTCAACGGTTTTGGCATAAAACCATGCGCCACAGATTTCGCATTTTCTCTTGATTTCAAACTTTGCTCTTGCCATACTCAAAATTAGATTAAAACAAGCCAAATTTCGCTCGTAGATTTTACATGTATATTTTTATTGGGTGTCATTGCAAAATAAGTTTTGGTACAAATTTGCTGCAAATTTACGCCAAAAATCGCTATAAAACAAGAGGAATATCAGAATTAACAAAAATTAAAAATCCGTGCAACTTATTGAGTTACACGGATTTCTTTATGGTTTATTTATGGATGTTTAACTTCCATCAATGGACCTCCTCGAAGTCGGCGTCTTGGATGTCGTCTTTGGGGTTGGAGGTGTTGTCGGAGCCAGATTGCTGGCTGTTGAAGCCTGCACCGCCTGCGTTGAAACCTTGAGCGGCATCGGGACCGGGCTGGGCTCCGCCTGTCTGCTGGTACATCTGTGCGCTTGCGGCTTGCCATGCTGCATTAAGTTCTGCCGTTGCTGCGTCAATTGCTGCCAGGTCTTGCGCATTGTGGGCGTCTTTCAGTTTCTGGCATGCAGCCTCAATGGGGGCTTTCTTGTCGGCAGGTATCTTATCACCAAGTTCCTTTAGCTGGTTTTCTGTCTGGAACACCATTCCGTCGGCTTGGTTAAGTTTCTCAATGCGTTCCTTTTCTTTCTTGTCGGCTTCGGCGTTTGCTTCGGCTTCGGCTTTCATGCGGTCTATTTCTTCTTTGCTTAGGCCGCTGCTTGCCTCGATGCGGATAGCTTGTTCTTTTCCTGTTGCTTTATCCTTTGCGCTTACATTTAGGATACCATTTGCGTCGATGTCGAATGTGACTTCAATTTGTGGTATGCCTCGGCGTGCAGGTGCTATGCCTGCCAGGTTGAAACGACCGATGCTCTTGTTCTGAGCTGCCATGGGACGTTCGCCCTGCAGTACATGGATAGTTACTTCAGGCTGATTGTCTTCGGCAGTGGAGAATACTTGACTCTTCTTGCATGGTATGGTAGAGTTTGCGTCGATGAGGCGCGTCATGACTCCGCCCAGTGTCTCAATGCCAAGTGAAAGCGGTGTTACGTCGAGCAGGACGATGTCTCCCACGCCTGATTCGTTGTTCATGATGGCTCCCTGAATGCTTGCGCCTACTGCTACTACTTCGTCAGGATTGACGCCTTTGCTAGGTGTCTTTCCGAAGAACTGTTCTACCATTGTCTGCACAGCAGGGATACGTGTTGAGCCACCTACAAGGATGACTTCGTCTATCTCACTTGCATTAAGTCCGGCGCCCTTCAGTGCTTCGGCACATGGCTGCTTGCAGTCTTCGATGAGCTGATGAGCGAGTTGTTCAAACTTGGCGCGTGTGAGAGTCTTTACGAGGTGTTTGGGCACACCTGCAACAGGCATGATGTAAGGAAGGTTGATCTCTGTGCTCTGTGAGCTTGAGAGTTCTATCTTAGCCTTTTCTGCAGCTTCTTTCAGGCGTTGCATAGCCATGGGGTCGGCAGAGAGGTCTGCTCCTTCGTCATTTTTGAATTCCTGAACCAGCCAGTTGATGATAACCTGGTCGAAGTCGTCGCCGCCGAGGTGAGTGTTACCATTGGTTGAGAGCACTTCAAAGACACCACCGCCAAGTTCCAGGATAGAGATATCGAATGTGCCGCCTCCGAGGTCGAACACGGCAATTTTCATGTCTTTCTTAGCCTTGTCCAAGCCATAAGCCAGAGCTGCTGCTGTGGGCTCGTTGACAATACGCTTAACTTCCAGTCCTGCAATCTGACCAGCCTCTTTTGTGGCCTGACGCTGTGAGTCGCTGAAGTAAGCAGGCACTGTGATGACAGCCTCTTTCACTTCCTGTCCGAGGTAGTCCTCTGCAGTTTTTTTCATTTTCTGCAGAATCATGGCGCTTATCTCCTGCGGAGTATATTGACGGTCGTCAATCTTAACGCGAGGAGTGTTG